CGCCTTTTCTTCGATTGGCTCTGGAGCTTTGTTGTCCAAGATAGCCTCGCTTTCTTTTTCGGTTGGAGTTGCTTCTTCTGCTTCGCCTTCGCTAGCAGCTACCTTAGTTACTACGGCATCGGCATACGCCGGGCTTTCGACTAAGGAAACCTCGACCATCTTTGCAGCTGATACGACTAATACGCCGTCTGCGTTTTTCTTAGCTTTAACTACGTCTACGCCAATAGATAAAGAGCTGATTAAATCTTCTTGGGCCATGATTAAATAATCGTTACCTTTTTGTGATGCAGATATTTTGAAGGTTCCATAAATCGCATCTTGCGTAACTTGAAACGATTGCGCACGGCCTATAGGGTCATTTTGCGAATGTTGCGCTAGAAGTTTTACACGTCGAGCTTCTGGAATTTCAACGCTTCCGCTTTCGAATTGAACTGGGCCGGCTGAAGTGTTGCCTACAGTATTAAACGGCAGAACTACTCCGGATATAAGCCGGCGACCAGCATCGCTCGATTCAATTTGAGATGCGAATGTAAGGTGCATATTTTCGATTTCCATTTATAGTCCTAACTCGTTTCCGGGATCTAAGGTATCTTCTTCTACAGAATCTTCCGGCATTGAATCTTCTTCCATTGAATCGGATTCGTTTCCGTCTGGAGTTAAATCTTCCATCTCTTTAGCCTGGTTAATATCAATTAATCCAAGATTTAACATTTTTTCAATTACGTTTAATCTTTCCATCGCATCGGCTCGAAGGAATGTATCATCTACCGCAAAGCGAACTACGTTTCGATTGTTTGTAATATCATCCATAGATAAACGATTCTCCACGGCACTTACATAAGGTTGAAGGGTATACGCCAAAAATTCTTTACGTGAATCCAAGATATTTTGATAAGTCATGCTGTTATTCATATCTGCACTTACCATCCATGCAGGTACGCCCATTAAACGACTAACCTGAGTACTGAGGAATTGAAGCGATTCGTTATAGCTCATATCTTTAGGAGAAAAGCCGGTCGTTTCGTAACTGAGAGTACTTGTGAGATAGGCCGTCGAGCGATTTAGGCGACTTGCTTTCCAAGCTGCAAGTAATCCGGATATTTGTGCTTCTGGTAAATCTGCTCCGGTATTTTTTAGATAACCGGTAGGCATTGGCGTAGCTGCGCTAACAGCTGCGGCTTTTTCTAAATCTAAAGAAGCTTGAATAGTACGTGCGCCAGATTGCAAAACTCCAGCACCATTTAATCCTTGGAAAGTTACAATATCTCGCATATTAACTTCGTAACCATCGATGTAATACTGTTCGATCTCTGTACCGAATTTATTTGTAGTATAAGTAACTCGATTATTGGCGATCCATTCGAAGCGAGATGGTCGGCCATCATCGGCGTAACGTTCGTTAATACGCCAATATGCCAAGTTATAGAAGATAAGTGAATCAATGGTCCAAGCCATAGTAACGCTTCTAGGTTGGCGGATATCTGGTTGCTCTAACCAACGTGGCTTACCTAATTCTTCGCCAGTAGTTTTGTTATAAAGTTCTAGATCTAAAGATGCAATTACTCCAGCGATTAAGTTACGACATCTTGCAACAGTTGGCACTTGCATAGCTGCATCTCGGCCAATAGATCCAACGCCTAGAGAATTAGAAGTGCCAGTATTAAAATAGCCATAGCCGTATGATGTATCCATAATAGCCGGCGCATATTGCGCCTCGACTTTAGGCGTAGCTGTATTACGAAGGCCAAGCGTTTGTAATAATCCCATGAGCATATTCTCCCGATAAAATCAAGCATATTCGGGTATTTCGCTTCCGTGTCTAAACATAGATTTGAGCTACCTCTGGCGGGTCGGTTAATAGGTGTACGACCATCGCTACCCCTATAGCAATATCGACCGGGCCAGCACTACGCCTTCTTACAATTCTCCAGCTGGCATCTGATTGCTTAGCTGCGCAATTATTGAAGTGATCGATAAAGATCTGTTGCCCACCGTGTACGATTTTTTTATTAGCCAAAGCATCGTGTAATTCTCCGCAAGCTTGGTAGAAGGTCTGCCCGGAAATATCTTTAACGGCGCATCCAGATCGCTCTAATTTTGTAGCAATACTCTGGCTAGTGTATTTATCGTAAGCGACTACTCTCGGATAATAGATATCGGCCCATTTTTTAATAGCTGCAGCTACGACCGTATCATCGACGGCGACTGGGCTTTGGAATGTTTCCAGTACCGCTACTCCTATTTTGCCCGATGGCGTTATCTGGCCCATTACTAAACTTGCATCCCGTTTACTAGGGCTAACGTCAAAGCCAAAGATCGTAAGTGGACCCGGCGAGAGCTGTAGGCTCGAATCGGATGTATCTTCTACGCTTTGGAATGGCCACGGGGATGCTAGAGAGCTGATCCATTGGCAGAGCGTTTCGGTCCGGAAATCCTCGATCGTATTTACCGCCAAAGATTCTTCTATACTGTTCTCATCGATCAGAGTGCCAAGCGACGGGTTAGCCATCGCCCATCCTTTACGATCTGTAACTTTGGCGAACTCTGGAGCCGAGTATTCATAGAAGCCGATACTCTCCGGTGGATAACTTAGGCATTTCTCCCGAAGATTATTTAATACTTCTGAGAAGGCATCGCCAGAGTTAGAGCTGAAATAACTTTGCGCATTCTTTTGGGCACGGGTTACAGGTAGCGCAGCTGCGTAAGCTTCTTTACCTACCTCTCGGAGCTCATCGATCCAAAGGTACGAAGCTGAGCGACCACGTGATCCATCACGGGTTGAAGCCACTACATCTAATCGACCACCGCCGTATTTCGGAAGTATCTCGATCGATTCTGTACCGTTAGCGAATCGGATTTGCTTAACCATCGGCCTTAGATAATCGGATGATTCGAATAGATAAGCAATCTCCCGGAAGTTAGTAAGTGCCATGCCACGATTAGAAGACATGATGATTTGATTCTTTTCGCCGAATAACACTAAGCCGGCTATAGCTCTAATACGACCTATAAACGATTTACCATTCTGACGGGCACATAAAAGCAGGTTACTAGTACGAATGAACGAATCATCTTCTCGAACCGAGAGCATGTCTGTTAATACCCACTTCTGCCATTCGAGAGCCGGAGATCCGATAGCTTCTGCAAGCTCTATAACCTCTGGAGCCCGGCTTCTAGTATTAAGAAGCTTGTTATGTAATCTAGGTTCAACGGCCCCCAACAGAGGCGGTTTAGAAGTGCTCATCTATGGGATCAATTAATACTCGGTTGGCCTAAAGCTGGACCGGCCGGGATCGAACTGGTCGTTTTGTGCATCGGGGAGAGGATGCCTGAAAAATCATGGGGGGTAGCCTTCTTGGCTAAAAAAAAGGCTTCTGATCTTGATCCCTTTGCACTATTGCATCGCTTGCAACATGCGACTAAGTTACTTGGATCCATCGCTAGATGACGATCCTTCTTAATACTTATTAGATGATCTACGGTATTAGCTTCTCCATTACCACAGTAATAACACGTGTAGTTATCTCTAGCCAGTATCTCTAGCCTACGCTTCTTCCAATCCCTAGTAAGTCTAGGATCATTACGCTTAGATGCCATCTCTTAATAGTATCCCTTTACTTTGAAGAATGCCCATGCATTACACGGCGTTGAATATCTTGTAGTTATATATTTCAAGCCTAAGTCTATTTGTTTATAAGGGTCCTTCTCTTTCATTTTTAACAGCTGAGGTATCCCATATGCACTACTACTCTTATTACGGGCTGTACTTGACCATTGACTCTCTTTAGTCCAAAGCGCATTTAGACAGATAAACTCTTTAGCATTTATAAGCTTTACATATGCATATAACTTATAGGCTTCTTTGTTTTCTGTTATTGCATTAGCTGTAGTTGCCGGCATAATCCCATTAAGCAATAGACCGGCCCAAATCATCTGCAACGCCTTGCGAGCTACTCCGGCCGTGCCGGCTCGCCCAGCGATGCGAGATGGTACTCCCTTAGTCAAGTACATTTACATCACCGCAGGTCAGACGGCATGTCGGGGGCGACTATTTCTGGATTTAGTTCAATTCCTAAAACTCCACATTTACTACATTCGACGCATTTTAGGCCCGGTGGCAGAAGCTCCGAGAACTCCGCCACCACCTTTCCAGTTATTGTAGATTTACAGATCCGGCACTTAAAGCGAACGATCACCATAGATACTCCTTTTAAGATCTTCTATAGGAAATAGGTTAGGCCGATCGATCCAGAATGAACCATCCTGATTACGGTATCTAGGCTTCTTGGCCATATGTATCGGGATCCAGCCGGCTATGTCGTAAACCGGGCTCTTACCGGTAACCAATACAGCTATATCGTTAGAGCGATCGTTATTAGTAAGGATTAGATGGCCGTTAGTGTATTTAGTCCACTTAACTTCGATCTTGGCCCCTATGTCGGCTTCATTCTTAAAGGTATTAATAGAAGGCACGAAGTTAGCGATCCCGAAGTACTGGGCTACCGCTATCTCTGCTCCTACCGCTTCGCTAGATTCCATTACGGCTTCGTGATAATTAACGCCTTTATTGCGCCGTGATGGTGCATCGACTTTGGCTTGAACTTCTGTAATTCTTCTGAATCCTACCCGGTGAGCTTCTTGCTCCTGCGAGTAGTCCAGAATGACCCTTACGACTTGCGACACTTGGAGCAGATCCATAATACGACCTCTTTATCTGCGTTACGTATTTCGATTCCGCCATCTGGCATTACATCCATAAAGCAAGCATCGCAATTCTTAGCTGGTAGAGCCGATACGACGGCTCCGCCTTCCATACGATAAGCGATACCATCCTTAGCGAACTCTACGTAGCCCATTTACTTTCCTTTCGGTAGTTGTTACTTTTACTTGGAATCCTTCATACTCGCCGTAATAAGATCTAATCTGCTCTACCATCTCATAACAGGTTTTACAGAAAATATCATCTATTAGCTCACGGCTTGCATCGCAGATCCGGCATGGCTTTATCATGCTATTAACCCATCGTGTCGGGCACGCATTTCGACCATCTGGATCATTTCACTAATAGCAGCTATAGCCACCAATTTATCTTGATCGTATCCATCATAGATATTTAATGAATCGACCAAGCTTCT